GTAAACAATTGTTTACCTTTTTATTTTTTTGTTCTTTTTTAGGGTTATTTGATATGTATTTCAATTTTTGATGATGCTAAATTTTATTTAAAGAAAAAAAATAAAAGGTTGCTGATGATATGTCGAGGGTAGAATCGAAGATTGAATTTTATGCAGCTGTTCCGATATCAACAGATTTTAAACATGAACCTCTTTTTGATAATAAAGAAGAGCAAATAGCTTATTTTGATAATTTCAAAGTTGGTGCTATGACAGGTAGCTATCAGAGAGTAGAAGAACAAATTAGAACAAACAAAAAATATGAACATCTGTTAGACGTAAATTATGTACATGTTATTAATCCTAGTTATGAAGGAAGCTCTTACAATTGCGAATGGTGGGGCTTTGTAATGGATATTCATTACGATAGTGACGGTTTAGTTTATGTTGATTGGGTAGTTGATCCAATACAAACATTTATGTTCAAGTGGGATTTAAGTAAAGCATTTATTGAACGTGGAATGTTAAATGTGGTTAAAGAAAAAGGTGACCAATACTATCTAGATAACAATCTAGCTCCTTTGCTAGCAAATCAAGAAGAAATCGGAGTGGATGGGTTAGCATATGAACTTTTGTATGATGATTTATTCGAGGATGCAGGCAATAGTGGGGATGTTAATTTTTTAGTTATAGCTTTAGCTGATGCTGAAACTATGAATTTTATAGGAACACCAACACAGCTTACCTATTATGTTTTACCTTACAACACTTCAACAGGTCAACTATTAGATTTTAGAATTGAAAATGTAACTAATTTGAATCAGTCAAATAAAGTAACGATAGAAACTTATAAAAATAAAGAACAGTCGTTAGCAACTGCTATTAAGAAGTTTGCTGATGATGTAAAGCTTACTAATGGTGGTAAATCAATAGTAGTTAGTTTCTTACAAAAAGAAATCGGACTTGCTTTTTCTTACGATAGCAGCAAACGTAAATTAGTTACTAAGTTGGGAGATACTGAATGGGGTGGCTATAACCAAAACATGGAACTTTATGAAATAGGTAGCAAAACTTCTGGAGGATCGTCAGGTGGTGGAAGCAGTGGCGGTGACAGCGGAGATTCTGGAGGTACGGTAACTTTTACTGATGGCGATATAGTCAATTCTGGGTACTCTATCAGCAATGAAAATATTAACTTATTGTTGAAATATGCTAGACAAAGGAACATAATGCCTAGCTTTATGATTGCTCAAATGTTTTTTGAAAGTCATTGGGGAGACAGTGGCACCTCGGTTGTAGGTTCTAAAGATAATAACTGGAGTGGTATAAGTATGCCTTTTACACCTCCGGCAGGTGTAACAATTACACAAGGAAGCGCGAGACCGGGATCAGAAGGTGGGCACTATGTTCATTTTAATTCATTAGATGATTATTTCAACAGTTATTGTTTTGTTCTATCTAGTGAGAATGGCATTTATAACGTAGAAGGTAAAAAGACTCTTTCAGAATATGTAAAAGGTCTTTTTAGAATTGGCGGTGCTAAATATGATTATGCTGCAAGTGGTTATGAACATTATTTATCAAATATGCAAGCCTGTTACAATGCAATCAATTCTCAAAATCCGGGTAAGCTTGAAAAATTAGATGGATTGATGAGTAAATCTTTAAAAAATAGATCATTAGAAGCTAAATCAGTCGAATTTTTACCACCATGCAAACAACCTTTCGTTATAACTAGTGAATTTGGTTATCGTACTAGTCCTATCTCTGGAGCTTCTGAATTGCATAATGGTATAGATTTAGCAATAAGCGGAAATCCAACCAATACACCTATTTATGCTTCCGCAGATGGGGAAGTAATTCAAGCTGGTGTGTTATCTCCGGGATGGGAAAGTTACGGTAATTATATAGTCATTAGACATAATAATGGTTTTTGTACAGGATATGCTCACAATGCTTCTATAAGTGTTTCTGTAGGAGATAAAGTTAGTCAGGGGCAACAAATAGGAATAATGGGAGCAACTGGTGATGTTACTGGGATACACTCTCATTTTCAACTAATAAAAGATGATCCAAGTGTTCCAAGAATTTCAGGACAGAGTTCACTATTTAAAAATCCTAGAGAAAAAATTGATTTTTCTTTATCAGGAGGAAGTAATACAGGTGGATCAAGCGGAGGGGGAAGTACTGGCGGAGGTTCTGGAGGAAATACTCCTTCCAAAGGATCAGGTATTTATGCTTTGAAAATAAATAGGTTTAGATCACCTAAAATAGCTCAAAAGTACGTTCAGTTGTTAGTTGATAATAAGAAAAATGATTACACGAAATATCGACTAATGAGAGAGGCTTTAAACAGCGTTTTAGGACAAACCAATCCTGAAACTATTAATTATATCAATTCATTACAAGGTTCTAAAGGATTAGAAAAATTATGTTGTGCTCCTTTTTGTACTATGACTTTATCAAATGGTAAAGGAGTACAAAAGAATTTCAATCTTGCCAACTTTAAAAAGCAAGAAGCGCCTTTCTTAGTTGATGTAAAAGGATTTTTGGGAAAGGGAAACCGTGTAGAATTTTATTTTGAACATTATTTGAACTATGTTACTGATGGTGAAGAGGGAACAGAAAGTCGAGTTCAAGGTGAAGCTGCTATTAGGAAAGATTCTTTAATAGATACCACTATGAAGAATTTTGATTTATATATTGACGCTTCAAAATCTTATGAATATTTAAATCAAAATAGAATAAATCAAAGCATTGACAACGCAAAATTTGCAGTATCACAAAATAATATACAAAACAGCAATAGCGAAAGAAATTTTGCATTAGGACAAGCTAACACAAGGAATATAAATGCGATCAATCAATCTGGAGCAAGAAAACAATTAGATAATACACAGTTAGGACAATGGCAACAATACGGAATACAAGGTGCTAAAAGCATTGTTGGAGCTGTGGGAAGTCTTGCTCAAGGTGGAACTATAGGACTAGCAGGAGCACTTACAGATGTTACACAGTATGCTTTAGATGGCATAGGTATGATGGCTAGCCAAAATATAGCAAATCAATCTTTAAATATTGCTCAAAATACAGCCAATGCTGCATTAGCTGCTAATCAAGGAACAGAACAAAAAGTATTTTATAACAATCTTACAACTTCCCAATTAATTGCCTCTAATCAGTATGAAAATGCAATTGCCAATATCAATGCAGGCTTAGCAGATATCAGAAATGAACCTGATATTAGTGCTGTTTCTGGTAGTGATTATAATTTTGAAGTCGCTTGGGATAATGATAGTTATTACGCTATTTTGTACACAATTAATCCACAAGCACTAATAATTGTCGCTGAATTTTTCGCTCAATTTGGTTATAAAATTAGGAGATATGACAGTATTTCTAATTATATGAAAGTAAAACCATCATTTAACTATGTAAAAACAAACGGAGCAGATATTAAAGGTCTAATTTCTAACAAATGGAGAAATGCTCTAAATATGATTTTTGATAGTGGAATTACTTTCTGGAGAGACAAAGAAAAAATGAAAAAACGTGACATAACAGGAAATTATTAGTGAGGCATAACATGATAAAACCAATGAATAAAACAACTTATAAAGAATTTGAGAAAGTTATTAATGAAACTGAAAATTATTCATTTGAATACTCAAATGATAAAGTTCATGTTTTTTATGATTACCGACACGGAGAACAAGTGCCGAGTTCTTATAGTATTAGACAACCATTATTTACTATTTCTCTAATTAAAGCCTTTGAAATAATTGCTCCTTATGGCTATAGGTTTGTAGGAGTTAAATCATTAAAGGACTTCTCAAAAATTGAACAGATTTCTCTTGATTTATCTAATACGCCTATATGTTTTAGAGAGTAAAAAATAATAGAAAGGGGAGCGTAAAAAATTGAAATTATTTTTTCTAACAGAAGAGATTATGAAAGATGAATATGGAAAATTAATTATGTGGTTAGGATTTATTTTGTTACTAATGCTTATTGATATTATTACAGGATGGATTCAAGCTTATGTGAATCGTGATTTGAAATCAGGGAAAATGAGTACAGGTATTTTAAAAAAATTTGCTCTATTTTTAGTTTTAATTGGCGTTGTACCTACAACAATTTTATTACCTGAAATCATTTCAGCAAGTGTTATTGTATGTGTTTATGGTTTAGAAATCATAAACGAGTTTACAAGTATTATTGAAAACCTCAATAAGTTAGGAATTTCTACAAAAATGTTTGAACCTTTTATGAAGCGATTGAGCTCAACCAATCAAAATACAGTTGAGATAAATAAAACAAACAATGAGTTAAATCATAAGGAGGAAGAAACAAATGAGTAAACATTTAGTAGTTTTTGGTCATGGTCAAGGTGATCCCGGTGCAATGGGTAATGGATATCAAGAAGCAACGTTTACACGTAATGTTTTAGGTCCAAAATTAAAAGCATGGGCTGCTAAATTAAAGAAAAATCAAATTGATTTTTATAATGAATCACTAGATATGTATCAACAAACTAAAGCAGGCGGTGGAGCGTATGGAGTTAATGGTTATGCTTCTGTTACAGAGTTCCATTTAGATGCAGCCGCAAGTTCTAGTGCTACAGGTGGGCATGTAATTATCAGCAATCGTTTTAATCCAGATTCTAATGATTTAGCAATTGCTAAAGTTTTAGAAAAATATGTTGGTCTTTGGGGATCGTCAAAACCTACAGGAATCTATAAACGTGATGATTTGCTTAATATGAATGTATTTGCAAATCGTGGCATTTCTTATCGTTTAGTAGAACTTGGCTTTATTTCAAGTGCTAAAGATGTAAATAATTTAGTGAAAAATATTGATGCAGTTGCTAAAGCATTAGTAGAAGCTATTACAGGTGAATCTTTAAGCGGTTCAGCTAATACAGGTTCTACTTCAAAACCTCAATCAAGCTCAAATCATGACAAAATAATCGAAGAAAGCCCAGCTAAAACAGTTAACGGAATGACAGCAAAATTGGCAAAATTCCGTGAAGAACCTTTGGGAAGTTTCAGAGAAGCAGGATGGGCTCATGCAGGGAAAGAAAATTATAATTACTGTTTTATTTTCCTTATGGATAAAGCAACTAATAAAGAAGTAGCACGTCAAAAATCAAAAGACATTCCACGTCCAGACGTTAATGCGGCTTATAAATTAAGTAGTAATAATAAACCGGGATTTGATACAACGATTGATATTAAAAAATTTGCAGGAAAGCAAGTTTATGTAAAAGTTCGATTAACAAATGATCCCGCAGGAAATATGAAGGGCGGAGCAAAAGATGTTGATTTTCCTGAATATTATTTAACAATCCCTAAGCGATAAAGGAATGAATAACTATGTCTAGTTATACTCAAGAATTGCAGTGGCTATTGAGAGGTTTTTCAGATTTCAATGAAAAACCTCAACTATACGCCTCGCCTCAATCAATTATTGAAAATAGTCGAAAAAATTTTTTCAAAGCAGTTGGGAATTATCCTTTCAAAATATGGGGCGATGAAAGGGATATTGCTTTTAAAGAAGAATTTGAAAAAACATTTTTAGAATACTTTTTCATGAAAGAATACGGATATCAAACTCCAGATGCTTTTATTTTACAATTAGGCTCTTTTTTAAGAAGAAAGATGCCTATTTATTGCCAGCATTGGCGGATGATACTTGATGAAATGTATATCACTCAAACGGGAAATGCTAAAGGCAATGTAACTGGAAACACTGTAAACAATGATTCTCGTGTTACTGGTAGTAAAAGTAGATCATTAAATCATAGCGATTCTAGCGGAACTACAGACGCTAAGAGTGTAAATAGATCAGGTGTAAGTAATACACCTCAAAATGAATTAGATATTGATTTAGACAATATCTCATATGCTTCACAAGTTCAGAAGGCAGACAATGCTAGTAATACTAATACAACTGGTAAAAGTCGTTCTGAAAGTCACTCAGGAGATTATACAGCTAGCTTAGGTGATGCTAAAACAGATTCTATTACGGATAGTATTACTAATACACAAGGTAGAAGCAAAGATGTATTTGATATTTATGATGAGTGGGTCAAAAGTGGCTATGATTTGTTTACTCCTTTATTTAAAGAAATGATGAAAGAAGAAATTTTCGTCATATTCAACTAGGAGGATCATTATGGAGTGGCGAATTAGTGTCAATGAATGGAGATTATTACCGGAAAAAGAAAAAGATTTGTTTGAATTTATCAGTAATGAAGAAGGTTGTTATTTCAGAAGATTACCGGATAAAGAAGAAGGTAATGATAGTGAAAATATAGTAGACGATTTTAATAGATTAACCAACAGAATGGAGGAATAATCATGGAAGGCAAAGAAGAAGTAAATGAAAAATATACTGAATTTATGGAAGGTATAACTCCTGAAGAACAAACAGGTAGTAGAGATATTCAAGAGCCATCAGAAGATGATCCAAAAGGAAAATCTGATGAACCAAAGGAAGAAAAAGGTAAATTAGCATTTATGGAAATTCATCACAATCCTGAAAATGATACGTATACCATGAGTTCAGAAACATTCATGAGTTTTGTTAATAATAAAAATTTAATTGAACAATAAAAATAGAAGGTGTTTTCATGAACGAAGATTTAAAAGAAAAAATTGATGATATTTGGGAATTTGTCAATGATTGTGAAGAAAAAAAGGAGGTATAAGAATGTCTATCTTAACAGGATCAAAGTATTTTTTTGCAAAAACAAGACGTTATATTGATAGTAAATTTGAAGAATCTAAAAAATATACTGATAAAGTAAAAGAAGACTTATCAGCTATTGTTAGTCAAGATTATGCTAAAAAAGCTGATGTGTATAGTAAGAAAGAAACGGACTCAAAGCTTATTGAAAAGGTCGATAAAACTGATTTTCAAGAAGAAATGAGTGGCAAAGCTAATACTAATTTAGCTATTGGTAACTTTTCCAATGCCTCATCAAAAACAAATTATTTTAATAAAGATACTATAGAGCCGGGTAAATATGTAGATAATGATGGCAATATTCTGGAAAGTGAAAGATTAGCACTGTCTGATTACATTCCAGTAAAACCTAATACTAATTATACTGTACCGATAACATTTTCAACACAAGGTTATTTTTATGATAAGGATAAAGAACCTTTAGAAGCTGTAGAGCATACAAATCAATCTAGTGGTAAAAGTAAAACATTCACTACTCCCTCTAATGCTGCCTACGTTAGATTAAATTTATATAAGACAACTACAGGGGATAATAAGGGTAATGCTAACTACTTTATGTTAGTTGAAGGTGATAGTATTCCTGAAAAATATATAGGATATGGAGTAAATGTAGAATGGCTAAATTCGTATTCTAAAAATTTACTAGGGAAAAAAATTGTGACTTTTGGTGATTCAGTTACATGGTACGATCAACAATTTTTCGTAGCTAATACTACAGATGCCGGTAGTAGAGTAGTAGGATATCAAAGTTATTTAAGAACCGCTTTTAGTTGTGAAGTTAATAATCAAGGGGTATCTAGTGAAAATACTAAAAATATTTTAGCTAGATCAAAAGCTTTTGATTATACCGGATACAGCTTGGTAACTTTCTTAACTTCTATTAATGACTTTGGGCAAAGTAGACAATTAGGTACGGTTGCTCCTATAGGTTCATCTTTTGACGAATCAACTTTTTGTGGAGCTTATCAGGCAATGATTGAAGATGTAATAAATAGGTTTCCTACATTGAAAATAGGGATCATCATTCCTTATAAAGTATGGAACAATAATTTAGGTGGAATGATGCCTAGAACTTTTGCGGAAAAAACGATTGAGATTGCACAACTTTATAGTTTGCCGTATTTAAATTTATATGATGAATCACAAATTAATGAGCTAAATAAGGATGAATTATTTGTAGATGATACAAATAAAGTTCCGTATCAGTATCATTTGAACAATACTGGATATCAAATTATTTCACAGTATATTACTTCTTTTGTTAACAAAATAATTGGATAAAAAGATAGGAGAAAAAATTATGGAAAATATTGAAAATAAAAAAGTTGACGAATTAATCGAAAAAGCAGCAGAGGATCAGTTAGAGGATGCTACTAATGAAACTTATGCTGAAAATGATGAAATTGTAGAAGCAACAGCAGATAACATTCCTGATCCAGAAGAGAAATCAGAAGGTGTAGCTGTTCCCGAAACAGAAAATAAAGAATCTTGGCAAGAAGATAAAAAAGAAAATGTAGAAGAACTTTCAAAAGATTCTAATGAACAAGAAGGAAAAGGAGCTTTTGCAACAGCACGTAGTCAATGGGCTAACGGTACCGGATGGGGTGTGTAATATGTCAGATTTCAGAGTTGATGCTATGCAAGAAAAACTAGATTTAATTGATAAATTAGATGATGTTACAGTGTTTATCAATAATAATCAACAGTCTATTAACCCTACTAATTTAGCAGAAGTTTTAGATCAAAATAGTAAACTTGAAGAGAAAGCAAAACAAGCTTTTTATCAAGATGAACGATTTGATCCAATTATCAATCAACTTATAGAAGAAACAGAACGCCAAGATAAATTAATAAAGAATTTATCTAACAGGATTGATTCTGGATCAGTAGAATTAAGTGATTCAGATGATGAATATAAGGGGGTTATTATTGAAAATGTTTGAAATTGAATTGCCTACATTTTATCAAGAGGATAAAATTTCTGATTTTTTTATCCCTAATATTAATGATTTATCGGCTATTAAAAACAATGACTATTTTAATACAGATGCTCTAGAAGGTTTTATTAAAGTAGCTGATAAGTTAGAAGATTCATTATTTAAATTTGTTAATATTCAGCAACAAAAAGTAGCTTATTTTTTGGCTTTAAAAAAGAAGTATGAAGAAAATAACGAAAAATTGAGAGAATTAAACGATCAATTAGTTATTGCTAAAGTTCAAAAACGGAGCTTTGGAAAAGAAGTAAATGGAAATGAATATGACGATGTAATTATAAAAGGATTATAAAAAGGAGCGTGTAATTTAAATGAGTGGATTTAAGAATTTAGGAATCACACCAGCAGAATTTATGAATACGGTACGGGCTAAATTGCCTAAAAATTATCAAGGACAGTTACCTATTGCAGAGAGAGGACAAACTAGTTTTACTGGCGTAGGTGAAATTTTAAGTCAAGATGAAAATTTTGCTAATGTTTGGCATAGAACAGCTATTAATTTAGTTGCAAAAATCTTGTTTAGAGAAAATAAAATTGTTAATCCGCTAGCTGAATTTGAAGGAGAGCTAATCACTACTGGTGACAAAGTAGAAGAAATGATTATTGATGCTGCTGAAACATTTATGTTTGATCCTTCAAAAGCTGAAAAGAAATTATTTGAACGTAGAGCACCAGAATTATTAGCGGCAATTCATAGCAGAAAACGTGATGTATCTAACTTAAAAACTTTACAAGACACAGTATTTACAGATATTTTCCGTGATGAAACACAATTAAATAGATATGTAATTGCTGTTACTCAATCTATGCTAGCTGGAAATGAATATGAAAAATACTACGAAACTAAAAAATTAGTTTCTACAGCTGTTTATAAAGGATCAGTTAGAACTATTGATATGGGTAAAGCTTTGACTGCTAAACAAATGCAAAAAGCTATTTTACGCCATTCAAAACTGATGATCCATCCTAACCGTTTTTATAATATGGCATATGCAAATCAGGCTAACACTAGAGGCTATACTGGGATAAATATTCAAGCTGATTTTACAGAATTAAGAATGTTATTACCTGTAAATACAAGCGTTGATTTATCAGTTGATTTCTTTGCAGCAGCTTTCCATTCAGATGCGGTTAAATCTAACTTAGCTATTAAAGAAGTTGATTTCTTCCCAAGTATTTATGAATATACAAAGGATCACGTTGTAACAAATGAAGATATTGCGAAAGGATTTTTAAGTGATTATAACTTTGCAGTTGGCGATACTGTACCAGCTGGAACAGAAGCAAGTGAGGCTGCTTATCAAGATTCTTTGACAGGAGCGCAAGATATTGAACTAAAATTTGATGGTTCACGTATTCAAGCGGTTATTTTAGATAAACGTGCGTTGATTATTAATCCACAAATTCCTGTTGAACTATCATCTACTGCTAACCCTCTAGGAAGATATACTCAAATTATTTTAAATGATAAACAAATTATGTCATATAGTTCATTTATGCCAGCTTGTGTAATTTTAGCAGATGAATTAGTTGATACAGTAGAACTAACATCTATTGCAATTGATAATAAACAACTGCCTGTAGATGCTACAGGTCAAGTTAATATCCCTTATAGTGAAGAAACAGGGTCAGCAGCTAATGAAGTTTTTGGTGAAGATGATCCAGAAACTACGGAACAAGGAAAGGCTACTGAATCAGTAGATGCTGATAAAAAGTCTAAAACAACTACAAAAAGAACAAAAAAAGACGATTCCAAAGAGGAATAAAGAATAAAGGATAATAAAAACCTCTTAGAGCTAATTTCTAAGAGGTTTTTTTAGGAGGTAGTTTCTTTGGAAAATAATTCAGCTATAAAAATTTATGACAAGTACGGAGTTGAAACAGGACAACACTCGACTTTTTTAAGAGCGTATGGAGCTCGTCAAGAAGTTATTTTAGGTATATTAGATGAAACAAGTACAGATAATAATATGTCTAACGATTTCAAGGAATTTGAGCGTATGCAGGCAGAAATATTAAAGGTTCAATTTCAAGATATGTTAATTAATTTATTTACCTATACTAATGTTCCGCCAACTTTAAATATTGCACAGTTAGAAACAATGCTTAGAAATTTTGGCGGTGGTGTTTGTGTAGGAAAAGATGATTATGGAGACATAGTTATTTTAGGAAGATCAGATGAGTTAGGCTATAACTTATATGGTGATATCATGCCTTCGTATTTTGATTCTAATAACTATTTATCTAATAAAAAAGTAATTACGCCAAGAAATCTGAAAGGTGATTATGTAGTTTTTTATAATAAGCAGAGCTTTTTAGATTTTTATTCAACAGATTTTCAAATTGTTAATCATTATTGCAAGATGTTAGCAACTATTAAGGCAACAGAAAGAATGAATTGGTTACAAATGAGATCACCTTATTTTCTAAAAGGTCAAAAAAATGGAGTTAGTACACAGATTTTTGCACAAAAATTAATGGCAGGTGATTTGTTTGTAGATATAGATGCAGATGCTAGTATTCAGGATAAATTAGCTAAAGTTGATTTAAGTGTTCCTGACAGAACGTCATCACTGCAAACAGCTTATAGAAATACAACAAATGAAATGCTAACGCTTTTTGGTGTATATAATAATCCAGATCAAAAAAAAGAACGAATGATTAGCGGTGAAGCATCAGCAAATAATCACGTTATAGAAGGTATGGGAGATATCTATTATAACGCAAGAAGACATGCGGTTAATTTATTGAATTTGGCATTTGGAACTGAAATAGAAGTTCACTGGAATAGTACAGTAGCTACAATGTTTAGAAATATTGCTAATTCTAAGAATTTAGGAGTTTAAGGAGGTAACTAGATTGAGTATTTCAGAAGAAAATATGAATAAACTAACAGAATTATCAGGGGCTCAATATCCTACACATTCTACTCAAAAGAAATTAGATCATGCTTTAAGAAGATTTAAATATAATTTTCCTTCTCTAAATTGGTGGGGAAATACTCCTATTGAGCCAACAGGAGCAGGCTTAACTTATGCTGAATCTATTACATGGATTAGGCACATGTTGCATCATTTGAGCGATTGGGCAGGTCAAATGAATGATGAATTAGATAAGTTAATTAAAGATTTGAATGATTTAGAACTTATCATAAAATTAGAGCTTGCAAATCAATTACCAGATATTATTGATAAATTTAAATTATTCGGAATCATTGTTACAGGAAATAATGAACATTTATCGTTAGCTGCAACGCAAACAACGACTGTTAATAGCAAACAGTCAGTATTTACGTATGCTTTTAGAACAGAATGGGGATTTATTGAAGCAACTAAAACAAATCTAACTAACGATATTTGTGATAAAAACAATGCTACATGGGCTATTAATTCTCGTGAAATAAGCAATGATGAAAAGCTTGATTTTGTTTTATTAATAAACAATATTCCTACACAAGTCAATAGACTATGGATTGTAAATAAAGAAAATTCTACTATAAAAAGTAATAAAGAATTATATTTCATTTATAAAAATCAGATTAGAAAAGCAGAGTTTGGCTATACTACTGCAAATAATCAAAATCCGGTATCTTTAAACTTTGACAAATTAAATACTAACTATGAGCCTCAATGGATAGTAAATGTATTTAAACGAGTACCTAATAATAAAAACTACTTACATTATTTAACTACTGATTATAAGTGTTATGAGTATGATTTAGATACTGGAGAAGAAAAACTTTTATATGAAATCCCAATTGATAAACAAGATATTTTTGATCCTATTAGTGATGTTATTGAAGGAAAATCAACTATTTGGGCTATTACGTATAAAGGAACTACTAACAGATACTTAAAAGAAATGAATGGGTTATGTTTTGAACCTTGTTTTGATTCAGTAGAAATGTATGATATCTGGGAAAATCCTAAAAAACTTATTTTTACTGATAGATTTAGCGGAATTACTCCAGCTAATATGTATCAAAATTATGCTAATCATGATGAAAATGAAGGTGATAAATCTTTATTAAGTTCTTTTATTTTGAGTTATAAAGATGATTCTTATAATAATCTTTTGAAGATATGTGAATTATCACCGAAGCATTTTGATAATAAAATTGTTTCTGGTAATTTAGATAAATATTTTAAGGATTCAATTTTAAAAGAGCTTTACAACAATAATTCTCTTGCTGATTTTCAAGGTTACTATATTTATGATGTTACCAAAAACATAGAAAATTTTATTGATGCACCGTTATATTTGTTAAATGATTCTAAAAAAGAAAATGACGGTGCAAAATTCTTACTAGAAAACTCTAAATTTACGGTGGAAGGCAACATAAGGACTTTTCATCAGAAATTATCAGTTATTACAGCAGACAACGATTCTAAACGTACTTTAAGAGTTTTTGATCGTGTTATTTCTCAAGTAATAAATATAGGTGGTTTTTCTTTAAATAGTTTTTCTAGATGGTACGATAGCAGCAAACCAACTGTTACAGATAAAATAATGCCTTTAACTCCTACTAGACATTTTGATTATCTTTCTTTAGCAGGCTCTCATAGAGTATTTAATGCAAAAGAATTTGAAAATGTATTTGATGATACACCTTTAAAAACATATAAATATTATGAACTACCTTTAAAGAAAGATCATCCATTGTTTAGTGAAATGGAAAATAAAAATATTATAGTTGGAGTAACCAAAGGAACTAACTATGAAAAAGATTCTAGTAAATATGAGATAGTTATCAAATTGACTTATCAAGATGACTATGCAGAATTACAATTTAGAAGAGTAATGCGCTTTGAAAGAAGCGATAATGAAGGTAAATTTGGAGGAAGAAATAAAGCTAGTTATATAAGTCCGTGGGCATATGTTTACTATACTAAACCAGATGATAGTGCTCCTCCGGGTTATGAAGATAACCCTAATCAAGGGATAGATAAAGAGTTTCAAGATATTATTAATAATTTACAGCAACAAATTAATAATAATAAAAATGAAATTAATAATATAAAAAATGAATTAGGTGATATTAAAGAAGAAATTAATAACATGAAGCAAGAAATCCAAGACATTAAAAATATGTTGAATAGTAATCAAGAAGCATTTAAGAAATTACTTCAACATCTTGAAAATATTCATGTTTGGCAACATACTGGTGATGATATTCTTAAAGGTAATTTTGCTCCGGGAATGGGAGTTGCTGGTGGTAATATTAATGTCTTCACCGGAAGTGCTGATGGAAACACTTGGATCAGAACAAATCCGGGTAAAACTGAAAATGATATTGTGGCAGGTGTGTAATTATGCCAATTCAAATAAAATTTACAGTATCTGCCAATGCCAAAGTAAAGAAGCAAGCTGATGGGATACCTTCATGGTATCCTAATCATGTAGGAGATAAAAATTATTGGTGGGGTGATGGAACCACTACTACAGATTATTTTTATTCAATAAATGGAAATGACATGTTCATTCAGTATGGGCAAAACACTTCGATATGGGCAGGATGTAGGCATTTTGTTCAATCCATTAGGATAACTGAGCAAAGAGAAAATGATGATGGCAGTATATATGTAAAAGGTGAAGTTGTTCCGATACTTTTTTCTAATCATAGGACGGATTATGCTTTAGGTGGGGCTAGAGTTAAATATAATGTTTCTGTGCAAGGAAAAACAATATGGCAAATAGATGGTAATACTATTGATGAAATGCAAAAAGACTCAAATATTAGTGTTCCATTTTCTACCACAGTTGCACCTAGTGAATACTATACAGGAACAGCGCTAAAGATTGCTATTACTTATCCTAATCATGAATTTCCTGATTCTACCACAGTTGTTGGATTATCATTATACAATCCAGCACCTCCTACTTATAAACCAATGGCAATTAGAAAATCTAATGTTTTTAAAACGTTAAATAGGGCTAGCGGATTTATAAGGATAAGAAAAAGTAATAATTGGAAAGATATATCAGAAGAGACTTTGCCAGAAGGAGAGCCTAATAAAGGTAAGAACAGGATAAGGAAGTCGGGAGTATGGAAAAAACAAAGTAAAATAGGAAATTGAATTAGAAATGGGCTGTTTTTACAGCTCATTTTTTAAGTTAAATAAAAAAATAGAAAAATACCAAAATGTTAAAAAAATATTAAATCGTATATTTTTATATATTATATAAAAACCGAACTATTAAGCGGTTA